GCGGTTCCCTTTTTGTGTATCTAAAAAAACAGCAAAACAACAAAAAAAGCCGCAAAAATGAAAACAGCACTAACAATCCAGGCGCAGAAAAAAGCGCACAAGTTATCAGTGAGTAAATCACCGATAAAAACAATTATTTTTCTCACCTCGTCAAATTTTTTTACCTTTGTATCTGTAATGGCTAATATTATTTGCTGGTGGGGCAACATCATCGACGACAATGAGATGGTTGTTTGGGGTGGTGTTGTCTTCCTGGCAGGTTTCATCCCTTGGGCATGGAGAGAAACATCCCGAGACATGCGCAACCCTAAACGCGTTCAGTAATACCAAGGAGGACATTACACGAAAAAATATAATATAAATCATGGAATTGATAATTAACACTGAGTCGCCTGCGGCTCGCGCGATAATGGCACTGGCACACGCAGCCGGTACAGCCGAAATATACATCAACACACTGTCGCGCATGTCTAATGCCGTTTTGTTCAACCAGGACGACATGGGCATGGACGACACAGAAACGCTTGACACAATCCGCGTCTTGTCGCTCCTGCGCTCCGACATCAAGGACATCGCAACCGACAAGACCATCGCCCGAAGTTTAGAACGAGCAGTCAACCAGTACGACGACATCCAAATCATACCTGCCGGCCCCTTCTCGGTTAAGGTACTAAGCCACAACACAACGCCCCTGAACACGTGGCACGAAATGATTACCGCGATAAAATCGGGTATCGAATACATGGGCGCGATTTACAGCAACAACGACGCAAACCGAGAAATCGCTGTAAAGCTCGACGACATCGGCAACATAATCGACCGAATGGGCGACGTGACCGAATGGGCCGACACTTTCGCAGAAAATCCTGAATTTACCAAAAAGGCAGGAGCAGAGGCAATAATTCGAACATATTCACAAGTGGCCAGTTTGAAGGCCGCGCACACGTTTGAGATACTAAAGAACATCCAGACCGACATGGTGCGCGAAGGCTACCCTGCCGAAAAAATAGCCGAAATTACCGAGGCTATCGAACTGCAAAAGAAGGTCGCGGAAATACTCAAGAGAAACCTCGCCGTCCTTACCGCAAGCGAGGCCAAAGAAGAAGGAGGCGACGAATGAAGTATTACATCGACATCGACGTTAAGAGCTCGACGACGAAATTAGGCGAATTACTTACCGCCGAGGTAATCACGTTACCACGTCAACGATCTGGTGCAATTCGATTTTAACGGGTTGATACGTTACGGACGTATTGCCGCCGTTATGAACCGGGCCGGTTTTTCCTACAACATCGACAGCGTCCGGATATGGTACCGAGAAGTCGACGAAAGTAAAATTAACGGCCTGGCCGCAGAGGCAAGAGCTATTACAATTCTAAGATAAAAAAGAAGGTTAACCACAGAGAGAAAGCGCGGCGGCCGTGAGGTTGGCGCGCTTTCGTTGTCCTTCGACACGCGCGAGCGATTTACGAGATTTGCAGCGTAATTAACCCGCAAAGATATGAAACACTTAAAACAAGAGTTTGACAAGCTCACCTTCAAAGAGGTAATAATTTACACACTGGCAGTAGTTACCATGCTGGCGGGTCTGACACTCCTTTTTATTGGCCTGTTCATACCCCCGGAGGGCGAAATCCACGGATCGGTGTTAACGGCCTTCGGTAGTGTCTGCATTTTCGTGGCCTCACTCCTGGGCATTTCGTTGCACTATGCAAACGAGCTCGACAAGTTTAAAAACGACGTTCAGGAACGCCTGGACGAAATTATAAAATAACCACCCGCATTATAATGAAACGATATGATCAAAACGTTTTTACTGTGTTTGTCTTGCTTTGTGGGTTTGCTCTGTTGCTGTCTTGCTCTACGACTAGACACACCGAAACAGTTACAACAGTCGAAACTGGGGACAAAACCCAGGTACATTTGTTCGACTCCACCACTACCGCAGAAGAAATCCACCGGGGCGAAGTCCGCGACACGTTGCAAAAAGGTGAACACATTACCGGCAGCCTCAAAATCGAACGCGACACAGCCGGGCGCCCGGTGCTTTATATCTGGGACACGTCGGCGCTCATGCGGACGGCGACCGTACAAGAATATGAATTTGACGGACTGTCTATCGGGCGTGGGCACTACCGCGCCACGGACTCCAAGGCCACAAGAGCCGAGAACATCGAAAAAGAGGAAAAGAAGGCTACAAAGATAGGGCCGCGACTGGAGGACTACATCGGCGCGGGCCTTATGCTGTTTGTAATCCTTTATGTGATTTATGTAATTATCGAAAACCTATGGCGGAACCGAAGCAAATAGACTTATACCGGGCAATCTACGAAATGAAGGAGATAAGCGCCCGCGGCGGCACCTTCTCGCTCCGCTTTCGCAAATGGAACCGCGACACATGTAAGGGCGGCGACATGGCCAATATAGCACGCGCTAGAATTCGACCGAAAGCATCCGACGAGAAGGTGCCACACGCGAGTTATAAATTATTTTTCACCGACACCGATACGGGCCGCGCCTTGAATTGCTGGCAGTGTCTTATTATGGAGTTTAACGGGCTCCGCACGGTGCTAAACTGATGATAACAATATGATACGAAGAAGTGGAAATTTTGGCTTTATCAACAACGGCAACGGCGAGCTAATAACGTTCAACCTTAACGCCCGTGCGTCAGGCTGGGAGCCTTCCAGCCGCATGCTTCTGGGCGGTTCTGGCACGTTTCAGAAATATAGAAACGTCCACGGCGTCCGCGTAATCCCTTATGACGATAACGACGACATGCCCGGTTACATCGACCGGGTGTTATCAAAATTTTATGCGGGTGAGGGCATCATGGGCAAGAAGGCCGGGCTGCAGTGGGGCGAGGGCCCCCGGCTCTACACCCCGGCCGTCGACGGAGATAATAAACCATATCGGGCCTGGTGTGTCGACGACAATATTACCGCGCAGCTCGAAGCGACGGACTACATCAACCAGATGCACCGGTGCCTCATTGACCTGGTACACTTGGAGGGTTTTTGGGTTAAGATTACCAGAACGAGAGCCAGCCGCGTTGGCGGCCGCGGAGCTCTAGCAAAAATCGAGCACGTCCCGGCGCGAACCGTCCGCTTTGTCTATGCCGGTGAAGGAGTGAAGCCTACCGAGGCGGTAGTTGGAAATTTCCCAAATCCGGACGCGGGGAATTTTAAGAAATACCCGATTTTTGACAAGTCGCAGCCGTTCAAACATCCGGTTTCTCTGGCTTACTTCCAAATTTACAGTTACAACAAAGATTTTTACAGCGTCCCGCGCTTTATTGGCGCCGCTGACTGGCTGGAGCTGGCCGGTACGCTGGCCGGTATTCTGGCGGCATACAACGAGAACGCCTCCGCTATCTCTATGCACATCGAAAGCCCGCAATCGTACTGGGATAGACTGGAGGCCAGAATCCGCGAAATTTGCGAAAAAACAAAAGTACCCTACGAAAGTAGGATGCTTGAAGAAGCTAAAGACATGGCGATGGAACAGTTTGCCGCCAATCTTTCTGGCCGAAAAAACGTCGGCAAATTTATGCACACTTCGCAATTATGGAACGAGGTAGCCAACGACTTCGAGGGCTGGAAAGTTACCACTATCGACAAGAAGATTAAAGACTACATAGAGGCACAGGTCGCAATCTGTAAGAAGGCAGAGGCGGCCGCAACTTCGGGATTTGGCCTAGACCCGGCGCTCTCCAACCTGATTTTAGACACAAAGCTGGGTAGCGGTTCCGAAAAACTTTACAGCCTCAAAGTCTACAACGCCACGGAAACGGCGGTGCCTGATATGGTGCTTTGCGAGCCGTTTAACATCTTCATCAAGGCAAACAATCCGGATAAAAACGTCCGTATCGGCCTTTATAGGGCGATAGTCGACGCGGAAAAAAATGTAAATCCGGAAAATAGAGTTAAAGCAAATGCGTAATCTTTTCGGAAATAGTATAACGCCGGAGCAGCGCGATAAGAGCGAGGGCAAAGAGCGCAACGACGACACTAACAAAGACAGGGGCGCTAAAGTTATTGCCACACGCGGTCGCTATTTCGAGCGCAGAATAAAATCCGAGCTCGCCCTGGAGGACGCTATGCCCTGGCATTTTGAGAAGGGCATAGCATATCACTGTTTTTCGTTTGGCGATGTCGATGCGCTGACCTTTTTGCGGGCAATAATCAAGCAGCAGCGCGTCGAATATGCGCTATTATCGACCTGGTGCATGGCCGTTACTGACGTCGAGGAAATAACCAAGTGGATAGACCACGGCGACCTGGGCCGAATTGATTTTTACGTCGGTGAAATATTCCAGGCGAGCTACGCCCCGGTTTATATCATGTTGCGCGACCTGGTTAACCGTTTCGGCGGCCGCGTGGCTATTTTTAGAAATCACTCTAAGGTTATGGCCGGTTTCGGCGAGCGTTTCGACTTTGCTATCGAGTCGAGCGCCAACGTGAACACCAACCCGCGAAGCGAGGCCACGGTCGTAACCATAGACACAGGCCTGGCCCGCTGGTATAAGTCTGAAATTTTCGATAATATTCAGTCGTTTAACCGAGATTTTGACGACTGGCAACCCTATAAACTGAAACGAGATGATTTTATTTAATCGAGACGGCGATGGCGGCATTGAAATAACGAAAGCCCTGGGCCTAATCTCTGACCGTGTGGACTTTTCTACGTGGGCACCAATCTTACCGCTGGGGTTACGAGACGTTATCGCTATAATAGGCCGTGAACCCGTCGAGGCTTTAGCAGAATATTACGAAGCCGGAGACGATAATGACGAACGAAAGAGTAGAGCACTGGCTTACCTTCAGCAGTCGGTGGCATTGTTTTCCTGGCTGAAGATTATCCCAACACTTGATGCTATGCACGATAATACAGGCCGCGCCAAGCGTATCGGGGAGAACGAAAAGGGACTTACAGCCCTGGAACAATACAAGGACGAAGCAAATATTTTACGCCTGGCGTACGAGGCAACGGACGCGCTTATTGAGCAAATGGATTGCGAGGCCTTCGACTTTTGGACTACATCGAGAAAGTACCGCCAGCGCTCCGGCCTTCTTGTACGAAATAAGGAAACCTTCGACGAGTTTTATTTAATTGGCTCGCACCGCTTGTTCCTGACTCTGTTACCTATAATCCGGGAAGTACAGGCCGCCAGCGTGGCGCCGATTATCGGCCGCGACTACATGACGCGACTACTGGAGGGCGACGAGAAAGCGACGGCCGAGCTCTACGACACGGCCGCCCGCGCGATTGTATTGCTTACCATGAAGAAGGCGGTCGAGCGCTTGCCGGTCGAAGTTTTACCGGAGGGCATAGTGCAGGTAAACCAATCGGCACCGGTAAAGCAGAAGCTGCGCGCGGAAAAGGAGGCTCGCAACGCAGTGGCGGCATCGCTGGGAGAGGACGCGGCCCGACACCTTCAGCAGCTCGAAGATACGATGGCCGAAATCCGCGCCGAGGGCGCGCCCGTCGACTTCTATACACCTGGCCCAATCGTTCACTCCAAAGGCATGACGTTTTAATGAAAAAGATTGTTTTTCGAGGCAAAGAGCTGGAGGCGCCGCAGTGCATTGACGAGCTGACACCTGAACAATATATTTATTATATATATCTAGGTTCCTGGCTTACTGGTGGGAACATCGACTTGGAATTCTGGCGCGTACGCTGGTTTAGTTTCCTGGCTGGTATGGGGTCAAGTAATTACACCATATTACGACCGGAATTTATAGCCGAGGCGGAACGCTTACGCGATAGCATTACCGACCCATTTTTGGTCGATACCTCACGAGGAAAAGCCCCGACGTTCAAGACGTGCCGCAACCTTTTACCTGAATACCGAGGCTATAAGGGTCCGGCAGACTGGCTTAACGACGTGAAGTTTGGCGACTTTGTGCAATGTATCATACTTATGGAACAGGAGCCGACGGCCGCTGCCCCTGAAGAAATTTACCGGACTATCGCCCGCGTATTGTACGCCATACCAGAGGCCGAACCGGTTCCGGACGTACTCGCCTGGCACGCTTCTGTGCTTTTCGGCGCCGTATGGAAGGCGATACAATCCGGGCCGGTTGACATTAACGGCAAAATGGTGGACTTCTCTATAATTTTCAAGAGCTCCGGCTCGCGGCGTCCTGACGACAAGACGGGATGGGCTGGCATTTCTTTTGAGATTGCGGCAGCCGGGGTGTTCGGCAATGTTTCCGAGTTGGACGCTGCACCGTTTTGGGCAGTCCTCATGTATCTGTATAAATGCAAGTTTGAATATATGCACGACAAATCTAATAAAAAGTAACCAGCTATGACTTTGACTAACGAAATCCGCGCAAAGATGATGCAGTGGGAAGGGTGCCGGCTGAAGGCATACCGTTGCCCCGCTGGTGTGTTAACAATCGGTTTCGGCCACACCGGGCCGGATGTTACCGAGGGCATGACGATAACAGCGCCACAGGCCGTGGCACTGTTTAACGGCGACGTCGATAAGTTTGCCAGCTTCGTAGAGGCTTCATTTCAGGGCGTAACACTAAAACAAAAGCAATTCGACGCCCTGGTATCTCTAGCCTATAACATCGGACTGGCAGGCCTGAAGAAATCTACACTTTACAAAAAAGTAAAAGCCAACCCGGACGACCCCACTATCCGCACCGAGTTTATGAAACATGTTAACGCCCGCGTTAACGGAGTCCTCAAACCTTTGCCCGGCCTGGTGAAACGTCGCAAGGCCGAGGCCGACCACTATTTCGGGCAGATATGATAAATCTCGTTCAATATCGTGAGTATTGGGAGCGCGTAGCCGCCCGCCTCGATTGTATTACAGAGGTGCTCCCCGTGGCTGTTGATAAAGACATGGGGAAGAAAATCCAGGCGTTGCCGACCGGCTCCATAACGCTGTTTATTCTCCCCCCGGGAGGAGAGTCCGACAGCCGTAACCCCGACGCCTTCCGTGAGGCCAACCAGTGCGTGGTGTTCATCATGGAGAAATACAACCCGCAGCGCAGAACTTCATTCTCCGTTTTGGAGTCTTCGCAGGAGGCTATCGAGGCGGTGAAGGCCATGATGCTCAATGACCTCGCGTGCGGATGCCCTGTAATGCGGTTCGATGTTTCGACACTGAACACGCTACCGGAAACCGAGTTTTTCGCCGGGTTCGCGGGCTGGTCGATAGGTTTTAAAATAATAACCTGACAGTATGGAAGCCGAAAGCATAAAGATGCAGTATTTCCTGCAACAGCTCGAAAAGGGCATCCGCGATATATTCGAGGCTCAGAAGGCTATTGCTACCGAAAGGATATATCAGAAAGGCCACGACCGCATCCGTGAGAAACGTAGCGGGTCTGTAGTTCAGGGTCGAAGCGGGGCGCTGCTGGATGCGTTGATAAATCCGCGCTATCGCATTACTCCCGATGGCGGAGGCCTCAGAACCGAAACCTCGCTGCCTACCTATATCCGCTTTCTTGATATGAAGCGACACGGTAATTATCAGATTTATAACCGCCAGATATGGGGTATTCTTTACACGGAGACTCTTGGAAATATAAAATATGAGTTTCGCGAATGGCTCGAAAAGCACTTCCCGGAACTTCTGGCACAATTCAATAAACAATCAAAATAGCAGTTTATGAAAAAGTTAAAACACATCGTGGCCGCAATCCTACGCGGCACTCTCATTCTCGCCCCCGGTGCAGCCTGTCTCTGGTGGCTGTGGGGCAAAGTAGCCGCAATGGTGGCAATCCTTGCCGCCGTCGGCCTCGAAACGCTGTGCGCCGCAGCTATCTCTTTCTTTGCACTTGCCTTACAAGTGTGGCGTGAACGCAAGAAAGAGCCGTCGGCCACCGCCGAATAACCTAAGCTGCCTTAGGCTCGTTGCATCGTCCCCACTGGCATCACTGTCGGCGGGGACGATTTGTTCTGTGGATAAATTGAGTAAGTTTGCGTAAAATAATATATCTTTGCATAAAAAATATGAACTCCTTTTGCCATGAAAAATATACGTTCATTCACCGCTCTTGACTTCGAGACACTTACAGCGGAGCGTTCAAGTGCCTGTGCAATTGGCCTGGTCAAGGTTATTGATGGGTATATAACGCAAAAATTCTATTCTCTCATTAAGCCAATCCAGGACACACGCACTTCTGATAACTCCACAGTTCATGGTATCACGCGTGATATGGTAGCAAATGCCCCGACATTTCAACAACTGTGGCCTTCAATCCAAGATTTCATAGGCAGTGACATTATTGTATGCCACAATGTGACATTTGACAAGTCTGTATGGGATGAACAAATACAATATTACTCCTGTCAATCTGATTTGCACTGTTATCGTTTCTTCTGTACATACCAAATGACCGGGCTATCGCTCAAAGATGCTTGCGCTAAGCATAATATCGAAATCGGATGTCATCATGACGCTCTCGATGATGCTGTTGCATGTGCAAAAGTTATGCTCGCAGAAAATGGGGTTATGCAAGTACGTACATTCTCGGGAGGCGCCTCTGCAGCTCGAAAGCTTGGTGAAGCAAAAAAATATGACCACGCAACACTCAGTCCACTTGAAGACTCTCAAATCGAGAACAAGGAAACTCCGTTCTTTCATGCACGCACAGTCATTACAGGAATATTCTCTGCGTACCCTAATCGCAATGAACTCGGCAAGCTGCTGCAATCTTTAGGGGCTGATATAAATACATCCATTTCCAGGAAGACAAATGTCGTTGTCGTTGGAAATGGTGCCGGGCCTTCTAAATTACAAAAGATAGAAGAGCTTCGAACTGGAGGGCATGAAATAAGAATAATATACGAACCTGAGCTAATATCTCTACTTTCTTAATCACAAATTTTATGAATAATAAACCCACTCTCAATATAACATGGGCCAAAGCGTTCGGTGAGGTGTACTGCCATCACGCATCATTATTTATACCCCATACCTCAAGTTCATTGTTTGCCCCGGAAGTTGTATGTGTGGGAGCGACAATCCGTACCACAATAATCGAAAAAGGAAAAGTTCAATCTTCTTCCGACAAGCCCATTGCGTATTATCTCCCGTGCAAATCAGTCGAAGGTGGACTCGAAGTTCCCATAAATTCCGCCACATTGATTGAATGTATCGGGCTTAACTCTTGGACATCTCTAAAAAACGGAGCACGGGGAGCACTAAAAGAGTTCCCGCTCAACCTCTTTTATCAGCTTGAGGAATACCCAATGGTAACGTTACCTTTCGAGCATGAGAATAATGGGACGCCCTATCTCCTTCACGAAGATAAAATCGAACAACTGAAAGACGGCGAAAAAATCGATTTAACTATAACATTCAATCTGTAGAATAAACAATTTTTTTCTCACTGCAAAATTTGGTGCTGTGAATTAATTGTCGTAAATTTGCAGTGCTGTAATCCATGGTCGTTTGTCGACTACCGTGAGCGGAGGTTTAGACGCTCGACATAATTTCGGGCATTTTTTATGCCCCTACATAAGTAGCCACCTACGGCTGCCATTCCGAATTCATAATACCGCCCTCCGGGGTCGACTATCATGGGTTACAGCAACGGAATGGTAGCCGTTTTTTAGTCTGCCAATAGCTGTAACCCATGATAGTCACAATCATGCAACAAACAATTCTATTTAAGGCCCCGGGCAGACCTTCAACATCGCCCTTAATAATCCTCAGTGCTCTCGACGTAAGCACTCGCTTGTCTACAAATCATTTTCGCGCCTTCACGAAAATGCTATCAAGCGCTATTACTCCCTCGAGCGTATGCACCGCAGCCTGTGTGGCCGCAGGCGCAGTCACTACAGGCGCAGCACTCTCCGGCCACGACATCACAGCGTGCATCGCCGCCACCCTCGGCGCGGTGGGCATCTTCTTCGTCTCGCCGGCTCTCGACGCCCGGAAAACAAAGAAGGGGGGTGCGGAATGAGGATAGAAATCATGGGCGCCAACGTCACCAATGCCGTTGCCGATGTACTCGACACCCTTCAGAACTTCGATGCCACTTACCGGGGCTATATTGATGCTCTCGACTGGGCGATAAGCTCGATACTGCTTGCAAACGAAGCCGTCGACGAAGACAATCCGCGGGACGTGCTGGCGAAGCTGCAATATCTCACTATGCTGCGGCGCGACCTTGTGACGCTTGCCCGGCCGGCCGACGCCGACCTTGAAGAGAACGACATACCAACAGCCTCCTTCTGACCATAGTATAATGCCCGGGCGTTTATATGCCCCGGGCATTATATGTTGTATAACATATATTTTTTATTTGAATACATACGACTATTTCAAATATTATAACTACCTTTGCATAAACTAATTGATAAAGCACTATGGGCGGTATTGGAAGCGGAGGTGCCCGCGAAGGCGCCGGGCGTAGATTGATAGACGGAGAGCCGAGGATGAAAATCTCGGTAACACTCCCGGTGAGCTTGGTTTCACATCTTCGCGACATGGCTATGCGAGACCACACCTCCACCTCACAGCTTATTACAGAATTATTAAAGAAAGGGCTTGCGGTATGACACTCATAATATTAATAGTTATTTTGATATTGCCATTCATATTCGTGGCATTAGGCATGAGTATGTGGGCCGCGATTATAAGTTGGCTGCTTCTTATCGTCGTCGCCCTTGCGGCAAACGTGTGGTACTATACCTTTACAGAGGAAGGGCGTGAAAAAATGGCAGAACGGACTCGTGAGGCTGCCAGGGCGAGGCGTAGAATGAAAGAGTCTGTACTGTCACAAGACCGCAGAGGTGGCGGCTGTGGGTATGGCAGCCCTTCTGCCGACGAAACGAGCACGGTCGGGGATTATGATGATTGGCCCGAATATGACGACGGGGATTGCTCCGATTGGGGCGATGGCGACAGCTCGGACTGCGATGCCGGAGATGGCCACGGCTGCGGTAATGGCTATGGCGCCGACTGCGGCGATGGAAACGGTATGTGCTGAATAATAATTATTAAATGACATAAAAGGGACTCCTTCGGGGTCCTTTTTTTTCGTCCTTTATCGGGCTAAATTCGCTAAATACCTTTGCGTTCACCAAATACGTTAACGCAATGGCAAAATTAAATCCCGACTATATAAACTGGGTTTTGACGCTGAACGCGACACAGGCACAGGAAGAATTTCATAAACTGGAGAAGGCCAACAAGGGACTTCAAAAGTCGGTAAACAGCAACCGCAAGGCGATGACCCAACTTGAAGCCGAGGGAAAGAAAGGCTCGGCGGAGTGGGTAAATCTGCAAAATTCCATTAGGAAATATTCGCAAGAATTGACGGAGAACCGCGCCAAAATGGAGCAGGTTGCCAAGAGGTTCGACCTCACCTCTATGACGGTGAGCCAACTGAAAAAGCGCCTGAAGGACTTGCAGAAGGAGTTTAACAATACATCGAAGGCCACAGACCCCAAGCGTTACGACGAATTAAGAAAAGAGATTGCCAAAGTATCGGCGGCGCTCGACAAGGCAGATGCCTCTGCTCGCGGACTTCGTGGGGGCTTTTTCTCTCTTACCAAGATGAAGCAGACTATGATAGGCTTCTTTAATGGTATCGGGCTGATGATTTTTGCGCTTGTGACAGGCGCCTTCAAGGATGCCTTTAACCTGATTGTCGAGTTCGAGAAGGCGAACGCCAAGCTGGCCGCCATCCTCGGAACCACGAAAGAGGGCATAAAGGATATGGAAGCTGCCGCCCGACAGTTGGGCGCCACCACATCCTATTCCGCTGCACAGGTTACCGGCCTTCAGATAGAACTTGCAAAGCTCGGCTTCGGGAAAGACCAGATTTTACAGATGGAGGGCGCTGTGCTGAAGTTTGCCAAGGCCGTTGACACCGACCTGGCCAGTGCGGCGGCCTTTGCCGGCGCAGCTCTGCGAATATTCCACAAGGATGCGAGCGAAACCGAAGACGTGCTCGCTACCTTTGCTGTGGCCACCACTAAAACAGCTCTCGACTTCTCCAAACTGGAGACCTCGCTGTCGATTGTAGGCCCGGTAGCTAATTCTTTTGGTCTAAGTATTGAGGATACCACCGCTCTGCTTGGTATGCTTGCCAATGCCGGCTTCGATGCCAGCAGCGCGGCCACTGCCACGCGAAATATTATCTTGAACCTTTGCGATGCCAACGGGGAGCTTGCAAAGGCTTTGGGTGAACCTGTGAATAATGCCGAAGGGCTTGCTCGTGGCTTGCAGAAGCTCAATGCCGAAGGTGTTAATCTGGCAAAGGCACTTGAGCTTACCGACAAACGAAGCGTGGCAGCGTTCTCTACCTTTTTGGAGCAGGCCGACAATCTTACAAGCCTCAGAGATGCCGTTACGGATGTAAGCGGACAGTTCCGAGCCATGTCTGCCACAATGGGCGACAACGTGGCTGGAGCGATGGCCGGCCTCCGCTCTGCCGCCGAGGAACTCGTGCTGAGCCTGACCGAAGGCACGAATGATTTGATTAAATGGTTGATACAGAGCCTCACCACATTAGTGCAAAAAATTGGTGCGCTCATTGATTTTCTTGGGCGTGCATCAGGCTTTATTAAAGTTGTCATCGTCCTTCTTCTATCATACAAGGCGGCTGTATTAGTAGTCACAAAAGTCACGGCAGCCTGGACTGCAGCAACAAAGCTGGCCACAGCCGCTCAGGCCGCATTTGCAGTGGGTCTGCGCGCCGTAAGACTAAGTGCTCGGGCGATGACTGCGGGGTTGACCGGAGCGACACGAGCCATCAAGATACTGAAACTCGCGTTTGCCTCTACGCCCTGGGGCGCCGTTCTGACTGCGATAACCACTGTCGCGACTGCGATAATAGCTTTCTGCTCCGGGGCCGACGATGCCGCCGAGAAGACCAATGCCTGGGCCGAGGCCGGCAAAGAGGCCGCCAAGCAGTACGGCGAGCAGAAAGGCAAACTCGAAGCCCTTGTTATGGTCGCCGATAACGAGAATGTATCGCTGGAACGCCGTAAAAAGGCAGTCGCCGAGCTGAATAAGATTATACCGGGCTATAACGCCAAGATTGATGAAACCACAGGCAAATATACCGCATCAAAAAAAGCCCTCGACGAATATTTGAGTTCGCTGGAAAAAGAGATGCGTTATAAGGCGTATTCCGATAAACTGGAGTCTCTTGTGGCCGATGTCGAAAGTAAGCGATGGGCTAAGGATGATGCCGAAATCGCAGCAGCAAAGGAGCGTGCGAAAAATGGAGCCGGCAATCCGCTAAGTCTGAGAGTCGTGGACTATTCTGCACGTCGTGCGGCCGGTGAGGCGCGAAAAGCATTTACACAGGCCGAGAAGGAACTGGCCGACTTTAAGAAAAGAATGAATAAGGCTTTGGCGTCAGGTGATATCGCTGCCCCTGTGAAGAAGGCTACAGAAGAGGCGCTCGATAACGCCGACACATCTGCCTCTGCCATGGTGTCGAAGATAAAGACTATTGACGCCGAGATAAAGAAGTTGACCGCCAACCTTAAAAGTGCCGACGACGCCCAGTATAAAATAATCAGTGCCCGCATTGATGCTTTGCGAAAAGAGAAGAAGCTGCTGCTCGGTAAGTCTACCGGCCGCGAAGCAGGTACATACGCACAAGAAAGTATAGCGGAAATCGAGGCACCAATCAAGCAGAGCCACAATGCGCGCCAGGCCGACATCGACAGCCGTAAGGCTACGATGACGGCCACGGAGTATGCAAAAAAGTCGGCTGAGGAGTTAAAGCAGTATTACACAGACCTGATTACCGAATATGAGAATTTTGCCGCCGAAATTCCTGTGGCGCACAAGGCCACCCTCGATAAGATAGCCGAGAAAGTCGCCGCCGCCAATTCTGGCATCCGGCAAGCCACCGAGCAGTACAATGCCGCCGTGGTCAAGGAGCAGGAGAAAACGCACGCCGACGTATTGGCCACGCTGCAGGCCTCCTACGATGCGGAGGCAGAAGTTATACGCCGCAATATCAGCGACCGCGTTATCACTGAAGAAGCCGGCAATCTCTATCTCGTACGCAGACAGGCCGCCCTGCATCAGCAGCAGCTCGACGAGCTGCGCGACTATTACAACCAGGTAAAGGCTTCCGACTCCATGAGCGTAGATGATAAGGCCAAGACTCTCGAAAGCCTCAGTGCGGAAATCAAATCCAAACAGTCCGAAATCCTGACAGAGACAGGAAAGTATGCCGAAACCGTCCGAGAGCTTATGACAAATGCCGAGGGCGCAGAAGGCATGAAAAATATCTTCGAGCGCGAACGCACTGCACTTCAGCAGGTCTATGATGCCGTATTGGCCCACGAGAGTCTCTCGGCTGAGCAGCGAGTAGCACTCGAAGAAGAGAAGCAGCGCCGTATAGCAGCTCTTAATTATCAATATCTGGAGCAGCAGTGGCAACTTCAGGAGTTGACCGGGCTTTCGTGGAGCCAGGAGTTCGACCGGGAGCTTGCCCGCCTCGAAAATTATCACCGGCAGGGACTCGTCTCGGAACGCAACTACCAGAAGGCGCGTCTGGTGTTGCAGTCAAACAATGCCAAGAAATACTTCGACTATTACGCCGACCTTTCCGGCACTATGTTCTCAGCCATTCAGCAGGCCGAAATCGACGCAAGTGCCGCCAAATACGATGTATTGATACGGCAGGCCGAGAACAACGGCGAGGACACCGCCGCCCTGGAACAGGAGAAGGAAAATAAAAAACTTGAAATACAGAAAAAGTATGCCGACCTTGATTTTGCTGTGAAAATTTCGCAGATTATAGCTAATACCGCGGTATCTATCATGCAGGCTTTCGCGCAGCTCGGCCCGATTGGTGGTGCAATTGCCGCAGCCATGCTCACAGCTACCGGTGTGGCACAGGTGGTAGTAGCCAAAGCCGAGCGCGACAAGGTAAAGAATATGCAGCCCGGTCGTGTCGCGACATCTACGGCCACACCAAAACCCACCGCCGAGCGAGTGTTGGCCGGCTATTCAGAGGGCGGCTACACCGGGCCGGGTGGTCGTTACGAGGTGGCGGGCGTTGTTCATCGCGGCGAGTATGTGGTGCCGGCCCCTATCATGGATAACCCCCGTGTAGTCGATGCAGTAGGTACTATAGAGGCAATCCGTAGAAATAAAATTGTCGGGCCCGGCGCACCTGTCGAAACCCCGTCTGCCGGTTATGCCGAAGGTGGCTACACAGGTTCGGCGCGCACCGTTATGGAAGTCGCAGACCTCACTGATGCTGTTGCCGACCTCCGCAAGACAGCCGAAAGCTTACGCGCTATCCGGGCGTATCTAGTCTATAACGATTTAGAAACATATAGAGAAAAGCTCGACAATGCCCGGGCGCCGTTCACTCGAAACAAGGATTAATATATGATTAAGATATTTATAAAAGACGAGGCTCTAGACCTTCCCGACACTTTTGCGCTCGATGTGGAAGACTCGAGTCCGATTTTTAACGACCGTGGCAGCCAGTCGATACCGGCCACAGTACCGCCCACCCCGCGCAACCGCCGTTTGCTGGGTTTCCCCGATAAAATCTACACGCTCGACGACCCGGCCACCGGGTTCCCGGTAGTGGTGGTCTGTGGAGCCGAGACTCGCGCCGGCGTGCTCAATATCACAGAGAGCGGCCCCGAGGGTATAAGCTTTAATATAGGTTTTGACAACTCAATTGCCTATATGAAGTGGGCCGGACGAAAGCTCGCCGACATAGAGTTGCCAAGCTACGAATACGGGTACCCCGAAGAACTCGTTAAAAGGATGTGGAATATATACCGCACTGCCAATCCTAAGACAAGCGATTACGCCGTATTTCCGGTATTGCTCGCTACCGAAGAGGCCGACGGCACCACGTATCACACAGTTGCCAATATGGCCGATGCCTCCGGATTTTATCAGCCCGACACAATAGAAGCGCCACTCGACGGAAAAGAAACAGCGGTTACAGTTCCCACCGGCTATGGTATAACCCCGTTTCTGAGGGTATGGCGTCTGCTCGAACTTCTTTTTGCCGACATCGGCCTCACCCTCGACTCCAACCCGTTCAAAGACGACAAGGAGCTGGCGCGCCTGGTTGTACTTAACAACACAATGGATGCTATTTGTACCGGGCGCCTATATTATAGCGATTTAGTGCCTGACTGCACCGTGGAGGAATTTTTAAACGCACTGTGGGTACGCTTCGGGTTAGTGTATAATATCGACTGGAGCCGCAACACCGTCGATTTGCGCTTGTTAAAAAATATTCTACGGCAGCGGCCCGGTCTCACTCTCGACACACTCGCTACAGGCCGCCCGAAAATCATGTATGAGGCTGCCCGTTATATAAAACTCTCAGCCGGCACGTCGCTGGAGGGTGCCGCTCCGGCTGCCGAGCGTTTTGAGGACTTTGCCAGAGGTGCCGACCTCGAGCACGTATGCGTGGGCGATAACGTGGCCGACTGGGCCTACGACAATGAGGCTGAGCGGTGGGACGGAAACGTTAGAGATGATTACTTCGATGACGAAGAATTGCCGGAACCGCCCGACCCCGACGAGCCGGAACCGCCCGACCCCGACGACGACCCGCTTGCCGATGGGTGGATTGACTACCCCGAAGACCGCGATGACTACGGTGACTACGATTTTTACGATACGGGCACGAGGTCTGCTCAAGCTCCGGCACGTGCCGCCGATGCCTCAATGGCTACGGGTGTTTTTCTGGCGAGTGAGTTCGGCTCGTGCAAGTGGTACCGACTTGATAAGACCAACAGCCGAACCAAGAAGGCCAGCACCCCGTTTTTCAATTGGGACCCGCAGCCCGACGGACTCGATGCTCTTGAACTCACTGCCGCCGACGAGTGCGTGCCTGTAGGCCCGTTGTATTTCGATTGGTATACAGGCACAACGCGTCACTTGTTCAGCAGCCTGCTTCCGCATTATCTTACCGGTTCCAGGTTTAGGCATACTTATATCAAAGGCAGCGACAGCACCGATGCCGAAGAGACATCTACGCCGCTTGCCTTTATGCTTGCCTACACGCTGGAGACCGACCCTGTAAAAGGAGCCGCCACGATAGGCCGTTTTCATCCGCTCGATACAAGCGGACGAGCCTATGCGCTTGCCGACGGGAGTACGCCAACGTTGTCGCTGCTGTTTCAGTTCTCCGACGGGCTGTTTGCTACATACTGGAAAGAATACGACGAGATATTACGACACGGCAAGCGGGCCGCCGAAGTCACGATTGCCGCGCGTCGTCCCCTTCAGTCCTTATTGACGTTCATGCAGCCCGTAGTGCTGGGCGCTGTTCCCTGCATGCTCGATAAGGCTCAGTATACACAGACAAGGCGTCCCGTCACATTGGCCGACCTTACGGTGCGCCCGCTCTATACGCAAGGCCATTACGACATAGAAGCCGAACGCCCCGTGCCATCCTTCCTTCCGGCGTGGCACAATCTGGCGTGGCGACTGCGACGCGACGATCTGGCTGAAATGGCTGATAAGGCGAGAGAGCAGGCTGCCCGAGAGTACATTGCTGCCAACCACTGGCGCGAACACGACGGCTTTAAGCTAAATGCCGGCACCGTGTACACGCGTTCGTTCGAGCGCATTACCCGCTGGACTGATATAGGTTTTGCACGCCCCTCAAAAGAAGGGGAGCGACTCTCCGGCCTGTGCCGTGCGCGTGTACTTTATGAGGTATACGAAGAGAATGTGGCTGGCGTAGAAGTAGCACTTGGAGAAGTAAGCATCGTTATTAATTATCACGTTGAAGTCGTAGCACGACTGTTTAAAAAATAGTCCTTTGCCTGCTTGTGCTTTACGTGCAATTTTGCAACATGGAAAGCAATAATATCATCACCGCACCGGCTGTGTCCGACGTAGAGGCGCTCTACAAGGAGTGGAGCCGCTCGCATACGGGCAACCGCTTCGACTTCTTCCGCATGCTGACCATGCCATCGGCCGAGCGCGACGCCTTTATGTCTTGCGTAGGAGTCGATTGCCGCTACGTGGGAGATGTAGCCGTAATAACCGCAAAACAGTCTGTAGTATGCCGGTAGTAAATCCTTCCTTGACGCCGAGTGGCTTTGCCTTTACCCGCAACCCGATATTCTACCGCGACGGCGCCCCCGGCACGATAGATATAGAGTGCTGCGGCAAGCGATACAGCGCCCGCATGCTCACTCCCGGAGCTGTAAATCTGGCCGATATTGTAGACTCACTGGCTCCCGACTTCGGCGACCCGGGTGCCCGTCCCGGCATTCCCGACGCCGAGTGGCTTATAGAGCTTGAAGACTCTTCCTTTCTCGAAGAATATTTGTGCACGGTGTCGAACAACGACGGCGACGACTTACGCCGCTTCATCCCTCTGCGCGGCGGCGTTCCTTATTCAACACTCAAGGGTTTAGACGCAGGAGAAGATGTGTTTACTCGCCGCTTTCTTGCCGGAGGGAACTTTTTCATGACTTCTCGCACCGCATCCGACACTCTCGTAATAAAAGAGACCGAACTTTATCCGCTCTGCTTCATCCAGCCGACGCCGTGCGATATAGTGGTTGATGCCGGCTCCGGATATACTTGTTCGGCAGAACTCCCTGCCGGTATTTATGCCTTCGATGTCGAAGCTTTCCGCCGTTACATGTTTTTCGACAGACATTACCTGCCTTCGGTGCTGACAGTGTGCCGCGACAATGCATCGCCGTGCACAATCGTAGTTCAGGAAGCGATGTCGTCGCATGAGCGCCATCGCCTGAAGTTCCGCAACCGTCTCGGCGCTTTTGAGGTGATAGAGCTTACCGGTCAGGCACAGCTCGGCGCCGGCTTCGGGACAGAAGACACCGACGACACATACAGGGAATATAATGCGACATTTGATGACTTCTTTACGCGTTCCATGCGGCGCGAAGCTCAATCATCGCTGACGGTCAACACCGGCCCGAAAAACGCCGGGGAGTTTGTTCTTCTGGCCGAGCTTTTAGCGAGTGAGGAGGTGTGGCTGCTTGATTATAACGGCCGGGATGTGCGCGTTATAGTCTCGGCCGAAGACTTCAAACGCACGCATCGCATAGTCTCTCCGGCATCGGTCGACGTTACTGTCAAATTCTGCGAAGACATCGAGCCATCTATGCTGGCAAGCCCTGTGGCGGCCGGCATCTTCTCGCCTCAGTTCACCGACGTATTTAATTAATTACTTATGGATAATAACCAATCTCAGATTAACGAGCTTATAGAGACAATAAGGGAGGCCTACAATCCCGGCTCTGTCACGAATGTAATGGTTGCAGAACTTATGCAGCTCTTGAATACGAGCCAGCAGGACGCACGCAAGTCTGTCGACAAAATTAACGGCGACATTGCCGCCCGTAGTCTGATTTTCCGCGACCCCATCACTCTTGTCGTCATGGACGAAGAGTACCGGGAGGCCACAAGCCACCCCGTCATAGCCCCGGTGCTTACGAGCCGTGGCACAATAGGCGGCCTGTTTCTCAATCTGGCCACCAAGTCGGATGCCCGTACTCAGATACTCATAGGCAACTTCATGCCCGGCGACGGCCAGACCACAGAGAGTCCCGACGACGAGCCGCGTATCTTGTATCGCACCTATCCGGCCGACAACTCGCGTGACGGCACTTATGTAGGCTGGGGAAACATCGCTCTCGACAGCCTCACGGATGTGCAGCAGCGCATCGAGCCGTCTGACGACACTTATGTGAACAATGCCGGCGAACTGCTTGTCACCAACAGTGCCCGGCGCGAACTCTTCGACCTGATGTGGGGCGGAGTTCTGGACGGCACTGTTACGCGCGCCGGAGAAGCATATCAGCTCGGCGACCAGAATTATACATTTGCCCGCGCCGCCGCACATCTTATGTCGGTATTAAAAACTAAAATCAACAGCTGATGCCTTACTACAAATCCGATTTTTCAATAGTCCTCGAGCTTGCCGACCGCAGCGGCAACGACATCGGCGTGCCTCCGTTCGACTGGCGTGCAAGCTTCACTACCGGTAAATATCCGCATTACGTCGCCTCAAGCATAGGCGGTAAGCTCCGCAACTGTGTCATCGAAGACGGCCGCATAAGGGTGCTCTTCGACCGCCACGGACTCGGCCCGGGCACGCTGAAGTGCGAGTTTGTCTGTCTGCTGCCCGACGGCCGCTACCCCGACAGCACAAACGACGTCGTAAAACTCCAGTCGCTCGATGTAGTGCTCACGGCCTCGCCCTGCGACTGCCCCTGCGACATCTCAGCCAAGATTGAGCTGCCGGCCTACATCCGCGACTTTGACCGGCTTGAGAGCACCTACGGCATGGCGCTCGACGAGATAGTGTCACGCCTCGAAACAGTGCTCGGCCGCGAGCCTTCGGGCGATGCTTCTGCCGGGACGACTCCTGTGGGACTGCCCAAGATAAGCCTTGAGGCTGACGTCAAGCGTCTGAAAGTGCTCGGCTACGAGCCTTATGTGGATGCCGGATACAAGCCTATGATTTTCCGCTACTGCAAGTGGTCGAACAAATCGACCGACCGATATTACGGCCCTCGCCGGAAGTCCAACAGCCTGCACGCTTTCTTCGGAGGCTATCAGGAATGGCGCATCGATGAAGATGGTTGTATATACGAGCTGCTGGATGCCCATGTTGACGAAAGAGCCTATACCCCGAGGGAATGGCTGAGCCGGATTATACGCAACCGGATTGATGGTGGAGTGGTGCAGCCCGAGCTCTTCATCACCCACGGGCGCAACTGTTCATTTCCCTTCCGTCCCGGTCCGATTCTTGAGTATGCCTTCGCTTTCGTGAAAGAGAAGCAGTATGCCGAAGCCTACCGCGAGCCTCACTGCGTGAGCAATATCGTAAGCTTTCAGGTAGTGCTGGTCGGCGATGTTGACTCTGTCGATATGGTATTCTCGACCGCCCGGCCTCATAGGCGTATACGGCGCCGCTTCATCGAATGATGAATAAAAAGAGAGAACGAGCCGAAGCTCGTTCTCTCCCTAATCTGCGCCGAAGCGCAAAAGAAGACGGATACGCCGCGAACAGCGAATCCATGCCACAAAATTACTAAAAATCAGCGACATTACCAAATATGACATCCGACAACTTTATCACCAAAGTGCAGCGCGCTCTTGCGCTTATTGCCGATATAGGTTCTTCGATAGCATCCGTAGAAAAAAAGCTTGAGGAGTTCTTTAAAAGCCGTCTTGCCTCAGTGACGCCACGCATCACCGCGCGCTCAGGCTTTATAAAACTGCATCTCGACCAGAACAATGCCGACGGCACTACCGATGCCGAGACTGCCTATGTGAACTTGCCTGCAGCGACGGACTCGCTGGCCGGGCTTATGACAAATGTGCAGAATAAGGTGGTGAACTCGCTGCCACCGACCATTGTCACTGAGCCGTATTTTGTGGCGAGCGGCGATGTTGTTACGCTCAAAAGCAAGTTACACAATAAGGGCGCCGGCGATAGCTACTCCGCGACTACGGCAAGCCTCGGGTCGCTGCCTACTGCTACGGAGACTCAGGGCGGCGTGATGACCCGGGCACAGGTGAAGAAGCTCTCCTTACTCGACAAGGTGCTGTTTGAGCTTACGGGCATCGGTGACGAGTGCTCGCTGGAGATATATGCAGGCTGGAACCCGGAGATTACGTCGATGAGCAATATGTTCCAGGATAACAAGACTATTAAATACTTTCCGAAGGTTGATACTTCGAAAGTGACTGATGCTACGTGTGCTTTCGACAAGTCTTCGCTGGCTGAGATTGCACATATCGACACATCGGCCTTGACAAAGGCGGATTTTATGTTTAACCGCTGCCCAAATCTGAAGACCATACCGCCGCTCGATTTCAGTAACTGCACTTCGGCGGTGTGTGTGTTCGAGCAATCAGGCATAGAGGTGGTGCCCGCACTTGATTTTTCGAAATGCACCACTACTGGCTGGGGGATGTTCGGAGGATGCAGAAAGTTGCGCAAGGTGGGGCGGCTTGACTTTTCAAAATGCGCACGTCTTGAAAATTTGTTTATGGAATGTTCTTCACTGGAGGCGGTCGTGCCTTTTGTAGAGCCTAAGGTGGCATGGAACGGCAAATGCCTCTTTATGGATTGTGCAAAACTTCCTGCGGTCCCGGAGGTGGATTTATCGCTCTGTACCCAGCTTCAACATGCTTTCCAAGGTCTGGTCTTGGTTACCAATATCGGAGTGCTATCGACGGGTAATTGTACGAACTTTCATTGTTCTTTCCGCTTCGACTATAAGCTTGAGCGATTGGAGTGTGTCGATGCAGCAAAAGTCCGCTACCTAAACTCTACTTTTGAGGAAGATTCAGCTCTTAAATATCTGAAGATACTAAATCTGGGTACCGTCCAAAACGCTGAGGCCAGCAATACCTTTCGCGGAGTCACCTCCTGGGGTGCCGGCAGCGAGGAGAACCGCCAGAGCCTTGTGGACTCGTTGCTGACTTATAGCTTCGACCGTGCGGCGGCGGGCTACGCTCCGCTCGCTTTCCAGCTGGAGCCGGAGGTACTTGCGCGCCTTACAGATGAGGAGATAGCCGCAATCACCGCCAAAGGGTTTACGCTCACTTCTTACTAAGTGAACGAATTAAAAATTGAGAATTAAGAATTTTAACTGCGGAGCAAGCTCCGCACACGGTGACAAACCAAAAACTTATATTAAATGGAAACAACACAGTACACCACTACAGTGCTTACAGCAGCCGAGGGGCACAAGCTCACACAGGCCGGAGAGGTCGACATCCTCGCCCGCACCATTACACCGAAGGCCTTCTTGGCCGCCACCGACTCGCCCGACAACTGGCGCGAGATTACCGATGCCGAAGCCGACGCCCTGCGCGCAGAGATTGAGGCGGCGGCCGAGCGAGAACAATCACAGGCAAAAGTATATGCAGAAGTCGATGAATAGGCTTATCGCGTGGCTGCGCGAGAGCAACCGCTGGAAGCACCTGCTTGGCGGCCTTGCCGTCGGCGTAGCCACAGGCGGCGCGTGGGCAGCATTGGCGGCTGGCGGGCTGTGGCATCGGCGCTGGAGTATAAGGACCGTGCACACGGCTGTGCTTGGGATTGGGTCGACTGGGCGCTGACCGTCGCCGGAGCCGCAGCGGCGGCAGGCGTATACATGTGCCTGTAATCAGCAAATCAATCGCCATAATGACGGGGACGACCGCTTGGCCGTCCCGTTTTTTTTGCAAAAAAATAGTATGACGCCGAAAATAATCATGAAATTATTTGGATAAATGGAGCAAAATTGCTACCTTTGCAGTGTTGATAACAACAATAGTTCTTTTACATTATGAAGTACGGACAACTAAAAGCGGAATTATCCGCTGCCGGATGTTATCCGATACGCAGTGGAGGAAACCATGAAATATGGTTCTCGCCAGTTACCGGCAAGCGTTTCCCTGTTCCCTCTCATGGCTCCAAGGAAGTGCCTCCATCCACTGAGCGATACATCCGAAAGAATGCGGGAATACGTTAATCCCTCATTCAGTCGCACAGGCAGGGGGCAAACCCCTGCTTCGTGCTTCATCTTTTAAGACACTTCAATTGTTATCAATACAACGAGGCTATCAGCCTCGTTTTTAAGAGAACATTTGTACCATATCATCATTATACAGCATGATTGCCAATATTATAGTAGAACAGACAAAAGACGGATACTTCTCCTGCTTCGTCGAAGAAGAAATCCCTTATGTCGGGCTTCTTGGCTATGGTTCTTCTTCAGAAGAAGCCATCAGAAGTCTTCAGGACTTCTACGAGCAAATGAAAGCGGAGCTGAAGGAAGAAGGCAAAATCATCCCCGAGCTGGATTTTGTAGTCCACTATGATATGCCTTCGTTCTTCGACAGATTTAATTTCCTAAATCAATCGAAGATTGCAGAGCGAGCTGGCATAAATCCGTCCTTGATGCGCAAGTACACATCGGGCGTCGCTCGTGCCGGACGCAAACAATATGAAAAACTACATGCAGCCGTTCAATCTCTTGCCAGCGATATGCTGGCCGCTGCATTCTAAGATATTCTGCGCGTGATGCGTCGACTTTATAATTAAAAGAACTATCAAACTCGCACCCTCGCTCATCCACGGGCGAGGGTGTCTTTTTTGCAAAAAAAATGCGTATTCAAAGTCATTTTCTTTTCCTAAAACTTGCATAGTAAGAAAAATATTACTATCTTTGTGGTGTAGATAAAACACTAATAAATAACGACATGAAAAAGTCAAAGAAAATCACAGAAAGAGAATGGGAGTTGATTGAAGCTCTGAGAAACTTCCGAAACTCCAAGCACAACCCCTCACTGCAGCTTGAACTCTTCATCGAAGAACTGGTTGACAGACTAAAAGAAGAAGATTAAAAACGACGCCCCCTCTCCTCGGGGAGGGGGCTTAAAAGAAACATAACGACATGGCTAAAATGATGGAAAACCTTAAGGGAATATTACTTTATGTAAAGTGGGGCAATATATCAAAAGATTACTTTGGCTTCTCCAGAAGCTGGATATATCAGCGCCTTAACGGCTACGACGGCAACGGAAACCCCTGCGACTTTACCGAAAGTCAAAAAGAAGTCCTCCGCGAAGCATTGAGAGACCTCGCGAGAAAGCTCAACGAGACAGCTGATGCCATATAAAGCTCTGTGATATGTTTTATCTACACTGCCGGCTCTTATCAGAGCGAGAACCGGCTCGCACCCTCGCCCATACACAGGCGAGGGTGCATTTTGCAAAAAATGAGGTGCTTGTGATTTTTTTGCCTGATATTTAGGAGTATAGCATTAAAGCATATCATCGAAAGCAGCTACGCCTGCAATACGAGCGTCGTTCATCGTGTGGGCATATATCATGGTTGTTTCTATCGAGGTGTGGCCAAGCAAGCGCGAGAGTGTTGCTATATCCTTGTTCATTTTGTAGTACAATGTGGCAAATGTGTGGCGTGCTGTCTTGGCACTGACAGGCTTGTCGATACTGGCCCGTAGGCATACACGTTTAATAAGACGGTTGAAAGCCTGGTCGGTGGGAAGATTGCGGAACAGATTGCCGCGCGTTCGGCCTGCACGGTAGTATTCTACCAGCATTGCCGCAGGCTTCGATAGCGGCATATCTACGCGCGTGTGAGTCTTAATACGGCGGTAGTGTATCTGGCCACTTTTAATCTGTTCAATCTGTAGAGCGCGAGCATCCGAGATGTGCATTGCCGTGAACGTCATAAATAGAAAGAACCGAAGCGCGTTCTGCTCATTTTCGGGAAGGTCGCCGGAGTGGAACAAGTCAGTAATTAAATTTAATTCTTCCTCAGTCAGAAAAACAACAGAAGGCTCGGCTGCCGGCAATTTAAATACATTGAAAGGATTGTTTTTTACCATGCCGGCTCGCATTGCCGCGTAAAAGTGCATCCTTATTACGCAGAAATTTTTGCGTATAGTTCCCGGATTGTTGTTGTGTACACGCCTCAAATAAGCGGAGTACGTCTGTAACCATTCCGGCGTAATATCGGTTATACGGGGTCAAGCCGAAAACTCGGTGCATGGATTTTGAGAAAAGTGTTAAATTTGTGGCATGAAAACCGC